AAAGGATCGATGGAGTTGGAAAATGGCAGTAAGATATTGGCAGCTTCTACGTCTGCAAGTGCTGTCCGAGGTATGTCATTCAACGTCCTCTTTCTCGACGAGTTCGCGTTCGTCCCAAATCACGTTGCTGATGACTTCTTTGCCTCTGTTTATCCTACTATTACTTCTGGTAAAAACACCAAAGTAATCATCGTATCCACCCCACACGGTATGAATCACTTCTACCGTATGTGGCATGATGCGGAAAAGAGTAAGAACGATTATATTCCAACTGATGTTCACTGGTCCGAAGTCCCTGGTAGGGATTTAGAATGGAAAGAACAAACAATTAAGAACACATCAGAACAACAGTTCAAAATTGAGTTTGAGTGTGAGTTCTTAGGATCTATTGATACTTTGATTACCGCAGCAAAATTAAAGTCTCTTGTTTATGATGATCCAATCAAGAGAAATGCAGGATTGGATATCTATGAAGAACCAAAAGAAGATCACACATATGTTGTTACCGTTGACGTTGCAAGAGGTGTAGAAAAAGACTACTCTGCATTTTGTGTATGTGACACAACGTCATTTCCTTATAGATTAGTTGCTAAGTATAGAAATAATACGATCAAACCAATCTTGTTTCCGAACATCATTAGAGATGTATCGAAGGCATATAATCAGGCATTCATATTAGTAGAAGTTAATGATATTGGAGATCAAGTAGCATCCATTATTCATATGGACTTGGAGTATGACAATATACTCATGTGTTCCATGAGGGGTCGTGCAGGTCAAGTAGTTGGTCAAGGATTCTCAGGTAAGAAGACACAATTAGGTGTCAAGATGTCCAAGACCGTAAAGAAGATTGGATCTCTAAATTTAAAAGCATTAATTGAGGACGACAAGTTACTTGTATCTGATCTAGATGTAATCAGTGAGTTAACTACATTCATTCAAAAGTCAGGTTCATTTGAGGCAGAAGAAGGTTGTAATGATGACCTTGCAATGTGTCTTGTTATATTTGCATGGTTAGTTCAACAGGACTACTTTAAAGAAATGACGGACAACGATGTTCGTAAAAAAATATATGAAGATCAAAGAGATCAGATCGAAGCTGACATGGCACCATTTGGATTTATCAGTGATGGTTTGGATGATGAAGGAACTATAGTAGAAAATGATGGAACAATATGGAAGACAGATGAGTATGGTGATATGTCATATATGTGGGAGTACAACTGATGACTTTTGAAGAGTCATTTGAACTAGAACATTTATTTCTCAATGAAAGGAAGTGTAGATCTTGTGGTAAAACAAAAAATTTGTTAAATGATTTTTATCTAACAAGAAAAGATCGAGGTACTCTACCATCCGCATATTCTTATGAATGTAAAGAGTGTACTGTGAAGAGAATTAAAATATCAAGAACTAAAAATAAACAAGTTTATTGGGAATATCCTGATTGGTAGGGTGTTCATGCATTGTTTCCCCATTTGAAGCATCCAAATTTCTAAATAGTTTCAGTCATATGAATCTTCTTTAGAGGGGAAAGACATGTCGCTAAACTTAGTATCACCAGGCGTAAAAGTTAGAGAAGTTGATCTTACTGTAGGCAGAATTGATGCAGTAAACGATCAGGTGGGAGCAATTGCAGGTCCTTTTGCCAGAGGTCCAATCGGAGTACCTGTACTGGTGGAAACAGAACAAGACCTCCTAAACACCTTCGGTAAACCACAAAATACCGATGGTCAATATGAATATTGGATGAGTGCATCCTCTTACCTTTCTTATGGTGGAACACTAAGAGTCATCAGAACAGATGACGATAACCTGGTCAACGCACATACGGGTGTTGCTGGTACTGTTCTTTCCCTAAAGATTAAGTCGCAAGAAGATTACGCTAATGCATATTCATCTGCTACAGAGTGGTATTACGCTTCAAGACAAGCTGGAACTTGGGCAAACAAACTGAAAGTTTGTGCTATTGACTCAGCTGCTGACCAAAGAGTTTCCATTGGTACTTTTGGTCTATCTGTTGGAATGGGACTCACTTGTGGATTCTCAACCAATTATGCTGATCCATTCGACGGAACGGTAAAAACATTTAGTGGTTATACAAAAGGTATCATCACTAAGGTTAATAACGGATCTGTTGATGTTAAGATGCTCAGCAGAACCGATAATGCTACTGGAGTAACCAGTGCAATCGATTATGCAGACTCTGGACTCAATAGAATATTTGCTCAGGTAGAACTAGAAACTAGTACTTATTGGCAAGCGTTTAATAGTGTTGGTGCTGCAACTTCTCTTGAGAAGTTCAGAATTGAAAATGACGCTTCCGTAGGACTTGGTACAACTGTCATTACCACCAGCAATCCTGATATTCAAACTAGAATTAAGGAAAAGACCGTAAGTTTCCCAGGAGACCTAATTAGATCCCTGAACGGAACTTATTCTGCAAGAGTTGTTGGATTCACAACTGGTGGAATTATTGTTGACACTGCAGCACCAGTTGCACTCGCAGCAACAACTTTAGTCGTTACTTACACTAGAGATGCCAGCGATTCTACTGATGACAACGGAGAAGGTTTACTTCCAACCGCATCAGCAAACCCAGTAAATGACTGGTATGATCAACAAACTTTAGGATTAGATAATTCTACAGTTTATTGGAAGAACATTGCTCCTAGACCAGGTACTTCACAGTATGCTGATGCTAGAAGTGGTAAAAACGATGAGATGCACGTTGTCGTTGTTGATGACAATGGATCTGTAAGTGGTATTTCTGGAAACATTCTTGAGAAGTTCACTAACCTTTCTAAGGCTACTGATGCAAGAATTACTCCAAGTGAGAATATCTACTATAAGAACTACATTGAGAACAATTCAAATTATCTCTTCGCAGGTGCAGTAGATTCTCTCGCATCACCAGAATTCACATCTCTAGCTGGATATGTCCTCGCTAGTGGTGCGGATATCACATGGGGTCAAGAAGCGAGTGGAACCACCTTCGGTCTTCTTGGAAATAAGACATACACCCTTGATAATGGTGCAGATTATGGTGCAACTAATGGATTTGAACCAACACTTGCAAACGTAATTTCTAGTTATACAATTCTAGAAAATCCTGCAGAATATGACGTAAACTTCTTGATTCAAGGACCAAGTGGTGGTGATACTCTGTTTGAATCGCAAGCAAAAGCAAACAAACTAATTGCAATTGCAGAAGGTAGAAAGGATTGTGTTGCAGTCATCTCTCCACATAGAGCGGGAGTTGTTAACGTAACAAACCCAACAACCCAAACAGATAATATCATTAACTTCTTTGATTCTGTTACATCAAGTTCTTACGCTGTATTTGACAGTGGTTATAAGTACATGTTTGACAGATTTAACAATCAGTTCAGATATGTTCCATTGAATGCTGACATTGCTGGTTTGATGGCAAGAACTTCCATCAATAATTATCCATGGTTCTCTCCAGCAGGTGCTCAGAGAGGTGTTATTAACAACGCAATCAAACTTGCATATAACCCAACTCAGGGACAAAGAGATCTTCTCTATCCTAAGAGAATTAACCCTGTCATCTTCTCACCTGGTTCTGGAATTATTCTATTCGGCGATAAGACTGGTCTTTCTTATGCATCTGCATTCGATAGAATCAACGTTCGTCGTCTCTTCCTCACCATCGAAGATACCATCCAGAGAGCAGCAAGAGATCAACTCTTTGAATTCAACGATGCGTTAACAAGATCTAATTTTGTTAACATTGTTGAACCATATCTCCGTGATGTTAAAGCAAAGAGAGGTATCACTGAGTTCCTCGTTGTTTGCGACGAGTCAAATAACACTCCAGATGTTATTGACGCAAATCAGTTTAGGGCTGACATTTTTGTTAAACCTGCGAGATCAATCAACTTCATCGGTCTCACCTTCGTTGCTAACCGAACTGGAATTAGCTTTGAAGAAGTTGTTGGAACTGTCTAATTAAACTTTTCTTATCTTATAACCCTATTCTACAGGTAACGTTCAATGGCCAATGCACCAAAATTTTCAGAAAGAACATTAGAGGATTTTAAATCAAGACTGATTGGGGGCGGCGCTCGCCCTAATCTGTTTGAATGTGATATTAACTTCCCAGACTTTGCAATTCCTGAGGGGGATAGTGAGGCAGGCGTCAATGAAATCACCAGATTCATGTGTAAGGCTGCACAACTTCCTGCATCCAATGTTGCAGAAATTCCCGTTCCTTTTAGAGGTAGAGTTCTGAAGGTCGCAGGAGATCGTACTTTCGATCCATGGACCATCACTGTTGTTAACGACGTTGATTTCAGAATCAGAACTGCTTTTGAAAAGTGGATGAACGGAATTAACAAGCATGATGATAACTCTGGTCTTATCAATCCAGTTGATTATCAAAGACAGGCTCATGTTAAGCAACTTGGTAGAGCGTCTGGAACTGATTCTATTCCAGTTCTAAAGCAGTACGAATTCTACGGTGTTTTCCCAACAAACGTCAGTGAAATCGAAGTCTCTTATGATTCTTCAGATATCATTGAAGAGTTTACTGTAACTTTACAAGTTCAGTGGTGGGATGCACAGAATTCTAATGGCGATACTCAAATCGCAACGGAAGAACCCGCAGCTACCTAATTAATATCACATAAATAATAGAACGAAGAGTTCTATTTGAGAATTAATGCCTAAATTATTTGGTTTTAAATTCAAGGAAGACGACGGATCTAAAAAGTCCGTCGTCTCTCCTGTGCCGGAGAATCAAGAAGATTCTTCGGATTATTATGTTTCTAGCGGTTTTTATGGACAGTACGTTGATATTGAAGGTGTATATAAGTCTGAGTTTGACTTAATCAAAAGATATCGAGAAATGGCATTACATCCTGAGGTGGATGGAGCCATTGAAGACGTAATAAACGAAGCGATCGTTTCCGATCAGAATGATTCTCCTGTTGAGATTGACCTGGAGAATGCCCCTTGCACGGATAAACTGAAAGGTTTAATCAGAGAAGAATTCAAAAACATTAAATCTCTATTACACTTTGATGATAGGTGTCATGAGATTTTAAGAAACTGGTATGTTGATGGACGTATTTACTATCATAAAGTAATTGACTTTAAAAAACCAGAACAAGGTATTCAGGAACTAAGATACATAGATCCACAAAAGATTCGTCATATCAGAAGAATTAAAAAAGATAAAAATAATCCACTTGGTCCAGCAATTGCAACTGTAAAAGGTGCTGGTGAAGTTTCTGCTCCACAAATTGAAGAATATTACGAATACGATCCTAATGGACGTATGGGTAAACAAGCAGGATCATTTAAAACTGGTGCTGGTGCAGTAACTAGGATCTCGAAAGATGCAATCACCTATGTTCACTCTGGTCTGGTAGATAGAAATAAGAATACAGTTCTTTCATATCTCCATAAAGCGATTAAGGCACTCAATCAACTTAGAATGATTGAAGACTCTTTAGTTATCTACAGACTATCAAGAGCACCAGAACGTAGAATTTTCTATATTGATGTTGGTAATCTACCAAAGATCAAAGCAGAACAATATCTGCGTGAAGTCATGAACCGTTATCGTAATAAGTTGGTTTATGATGCGAACACTGGAGAAGTTCGTGATGATCGCAAAATGATGAGTATGCTAGAAGATTTCTGGCTCCCTCGTCGCGAAGGTGGTCGTGGAACTGAGATTACTACCTTACCTGGTGGACAAAATCTTGGAGAGCTTGCAGATATTGAGTACTTCCAAAAGAAACTATACAGAGCACTAGGTGTTCCTGAGTCTAGACTTGCATCTGGAACTGGATTTAATCTTGGTCGTTCTTCCGAAATTCTAAGAGACGAAATTAAGTTCACAAAATTTGTCGGAAGAATGAGAAAGAGATTCTCACAAATTTTCCATGATATGTTGAGAACTCAATTACTCCTCAAGAACATTGTTTCCATAGAAGATTGGGATGCATTATCAGAACATATTCAATATGACTACGTTTATGATAATCATTTCTCCGAACTAAAAGAGAATGAGTTGATGAATGAAAGAGTTCAAACTGCAACTGCACTCGAACCTTACATTGGTAGATATTATTCTGCAGATTATGTAAGAAGACATGTATTCAAACAGACTGATCAAGAGATCATAGAAATTGATAAACAGATAAAAAAAGAAATTAAAGACGGAATTATTCCAGACCCAAGTCAACCAGTAGATCCAAATACGGGACTACCTCTAGACACTACTAATTTAGGTGCTGGTGGTAATCCACAAGATCCAGAGATTGACGGATCTGTCACAGAACTACCAGATGGTGGCGAGATATAAATAATTTGAGTTACTTATTATTTTAAGAACATGGATGACGTAGTTGATATGATTGCTAAGGGTGCTTCGGCATCTGAAGTTAGTGATCGTTTGAAAGACATTTTGATGCAGAAATCCGCTGCAAACATTGACGAAGTGAGACCACAAGTCGCTGCTTCAATGTTCGGTGCAACTCAAGCGGAAGTTGAGGCTGATGCCGAAGAAGAGGAAAAACCAGAAGCTTCTGCAGAAACAGAGACCGAAGAAGAACCAACTCCAGAAGAGGAAACTGACTAATGTCATATATCCGCCACGACGAAAGCAATACTCAGGACTCAACTCAACCAGGAGTTACTACTGTTTCTTATCTTGGCGGTACGACTGGTTGGTCAACAGTGACATATCAAAATTTTAATTCTGATTATATTGCATACACTTACAACAGTAATGCTGGGGTGGGAACTAGAACTCCTGCTTCATATCAACGTCACGATGAAAACAATCAGGCAGTTGGTGTGGGTACTTATCAAAGACATGATTCTAGTAATAACCCCATAACTAGTCCATAGTCATAAATAAAATATAAGACTCTACCAATAGTGAAATGAAACTAATCAGGGAAGAAATAGAGAGTGTAGACGTTATCGTCGAATCGAAGGGTGGAAAAAAATCCCTTTATATCGAAGGTGTATTTCTACAAGGCGGAATCAAGAACCGTAATGGTCGCATGTATCCCGTCGAAACTCTAGCAAAAGAAGTGCATCGTTATAACGAAAACTTCACTGGAAAAGGTCGCGCATTAGGAGAACTCGGTCACCCCGATGGACCTACCGTAAACCTTGATCGTGTTTCTCACAAGATCACGATGCTTGAGCAAAGAGGTGATAACTTCTATGGAAAGGCAAAAATCCTTTCTACTCCCATGGGTAAAATTGCATCCTCACTTTTAGGTGAAGGTGTAAAACTAGGAGTCTCTTCCCGTGGTATTGGTTCACTAAAAGAAGACACTGATGGCATCAAAGTTGTTGGTGAAGACTTCATGTTGGCAACTGCTGCTGACATCGTAGCAGATCCTTCTGCACCTGATGCTTTTGTTGATGGAATTATGGAAGGAAAAGAGTGGGTATGGGAAGGTAGCATCCTTCGCGAAAAGAAAGCGGAAATAACTAAGACCCGTATAAATACCCTCGTAGACCAAGGAAGACTTGACGAACAGAAGTTAAATCTGTTCAATGACTTCCTGTCGTCACTATAAGTTGCTTTAACTTATAAATAAATACAGATTATACAAGGTAATCGGAGAGTACAAATGTCCAGTGGTAACGATTTACAAGAAATGGAAGTAGGCACAACTCAATCCAAAACCGCTGTTAATGCTAAGGCGGCTCCCGCCGACGCACCTGAAACCAGTGCAACTCCTGTTGCGACCCCTGGACAGGCAGCATCTTACGAGGATCTGGGTGGACCAACTCCAGAAAACAGCAAGCCAGATGATAACAGCAATGCGCTGAAGACACCTGGTGCTACGCTGAAGCAGGTCAAAGATGTAGTAAACAAGGGTGCAGCCCCTGCTGATGCAGCAGGTAGTTCTGCAACTCCAGTTTCTACCCCAGGTCAAGGCGGTAAAATGGAAGAGGTTGAAGCCGAAGGCGAAGTCGTCGCTGAAGAAGAGACTGCTGAAGAAGCAGTTGTTTCTGAAGAGGAGACAACCGAAACCACCGACGAGACAGAAGTCGTAGCTGAGTCCGAGGAAACCACCGAAGAAGAAATTCTTACTGGTGAAGAACTCGATTCCGCAATTGAAGAAGATGTTAACGCACTTCTTTCTGGCGACGAGTCACTTTCCGAGGAGTTCAGAGAAAAGGCAAAACTAGTTTTTGAAGCTGCTCTGGGCGCCAAAGCCAAGGAAATCTCTGCAGAACTCGAAGAGCAGTATGCTACTGCACTTGCTGAGGAAGTTGCTGAAATCAAAGTAGAACTAACCGAACGTGTAGATTCATACCTTGAGTATGTTTCTGCTGAGTGGTTAGAAGAAAATGCTCTATCTATTGAAAATGGTCTCAAGTCTGAGATCACTGAATCCTTCATCACTGGTATGAAGGGTCTCTTTGAAGAACATTATGTATCAATGCCTGAAGAAAAATATGATGTACTAGAGAGCATGGTACAGAAATTAGATGAAATGGAGACAAAACTCAACGAACAGATTGAGAAGAATATTTCTCTCAATAAGCAGCTTGGTGAATCCACAGCTGAATCTGTTTTCAACAGAGTTTGCGAAGGTCTTGCTGTTTCCCAAAAGGATAAGCTTCAGTCCCTCGTAGAGAATGTTGAGTTTGAGAGTGAAAATGACTATTACCAGAAGCTGGTAACTCTTAGGGAGTCATACTTCCCAAGAAACGCTGGTACTCCAGCAAACGAAACGGAAGAAACACTAACCGAGGAAGCGGCACCAATGGAAGAAGTATCTTCTACCATGGACGCTTATGTTCGCGCTCTTTCCACCGTTGCTAAAAAGTGAGTTTTAGATAATACTCAAACCGCACCTAACAACATCTTACGAGGTATAGAAAAGTAAAATGGACGGACAAAACCTACAACAATTACAGGAGAAGTGGGCTCCTATCCTGAACCACGAAAGTTTCAGTGATATTTCCGATTCCCACAAGAGAGGAGTTGTTGCACAGCTCCTAGAGAACCAAGAGAAAGAGTCCCAAGAGACTGCTTCCTTCCTTGGAGAAGCTGCACCAACCAACTCAGGTCATGCACCTGCAGGCGCTAACGTTGCTGGCTTCGACCCCGTTCTGATCTCCTTGATCAGACGCTCCATGCCTAACCTGATCGCATACGATATCTGCGGCGTTCAGCCAATGAGTGGTCCTACTGGACTTATCTTCGCAATGCGCTCCCGTCAGGACAGCCAGACTGGAACCGAGACCTTCTTCGATGAAGTCGATTCCGCATTCTCTGGTCAGAATAGTGCAGATTCCCTCACTGGTGGCTTCTCTGATGCCGCTGCTGGTATGGGTACTGATGCACAAGCAGGTACTAACCCAAGTGCGCTGAACCCAGTTGGTTCTGCAAACTCCCTCGGTTACACCGTTGGTCAGGGTATGTCCACTGGTGAGTCTGAAGCTCTCGGAGACGGTGCTTCTAA